TAAGACTGGAACTATCTTGATGAAAGAGATGAACGATAGTGATTGGATTTATACTGCTGGTAATTCCGAACAATATCCTAATCATATTGTTCATAGAAGAAAGGAAGATAGTCTTGCTATCTGGCCTTATAATCCATTAACTGGTGAAATCGGATACGATGACCCACCTTACCAACCATCAGAGATGTTATATAGACCTGATGTGGAGTAAATAATGTTTAAAGCATTCAAGAAGAAAATGAACGAAGGATTTACCTTAGTTGAATTAGTAATGGTTATGATTATACTTGGAATATTAGCTGCAGTAGCTGCACCAAAGATGACAAATGTCTTAAATCAAGCTACGGTACGGGCAGAAAAAACTACAGTTGATATGATATGGGGTGGGTGTGAATCCTACGCAAGTGACAAACTCATAGAAACTGGAACAGAATCATGGCCATTTAATCCATTAACAACATTCGGAAGAACACGTAATCTAAAAGTAAATTTGGAATTAGGTGTACCTGACGAGGATAATGAATGGCAATTCAGTTTGATAGATGCGGGTGAACCTGCAATCTTTCATC